TTATCAGATTCAGAAATTGGTTGAACATAATTAGATTTTTTAGACTCAAATAACATTTTTTCAAAATTTATCGCGTGATGATTTATATCTAGAAGGTGTTTATAATCTTTTATAGCCTGAGTATCATATTTTAAATCATAAAGAGATTTTCTTAAATTTCTTATTTTTTGAACAGTATCATATAATCCGTCTGATTTCTCAGCAAATGAAGTATAATTTTGGTAAGATTTTTTTTCTGTGTCTAGTATTTTGTTTCTTCCCTTTTCCAATTCCTTTTTTAATGATTCATTTATAAATTTAAGTATTGAATTAAAATCTATAACTCTAATTAGAAATTGTGTTTCTAGTTTGTCATTAATGTGTTGGTGTTGTGTTTTTTTACCAAAATTGGAGATTGCATAATCATTTATTACAGATATAATATCTTTATTTAATTTTGGTATTCTAAAGTTTCGTTTATAATAATTATTTAGAAGAAAAATTTTTAAATTTTCTGCATTAGTATTTAAATTAAATGTTTTTTCATTCATGTTATTATGTTATATTTTTTTTTAAATTTTTTCATTATATTTTGAAGATTTACTATAAAATTATCGCTATTATTACTATCTTTATTTAAAACATTTTCTATTATATTTATTTTATATTGTAAATCAATATCAGTATTATTTATAAATAAAACCTCTATTAACTTTTTTAATATAAGCAATATTTTACTTTGAAGATTTTTATAAATATTTTCATCATTTATATCAATAAAATCATAAATAATTCTTTTACTTAATAATATATAATTATTAATATTATCTAAAATTTCTATATTATCTTTTTTAATAGAAAAATCTTTTCTTATATCATTATTTATTTCAAATATAGTTTTTTTGTATACAAATAAAGTAGCATCTTTAGAATTTAATTGTAAAAAATTATTATTTTCATCACCAATTTGCGTAATAAATTCAATATAATAAATAAAAGATTTTTGTGTATGAAACAGTACCAATTCTATATTATTTGTATATAATAATAATATTATGAATATATTATTTATACAATTTACTCCATTAGTTATTATATATTTATAATAATGATTGTAAATATCAAATTTACACTCTTCTAAATGTTTAAAATATTCAGTAATAATACCCAAGTATTTTTCTAATATATTTTCAACATTATAATTTATAATCTCTTTGTAGTTATCACTATTAGTAATGCTATAATTATTTTTATTAATAGACATAATATATATATATATTATTTAAAATATTAGAATTATAAGTATTTAAAGGTTATATAATTTTACTAATATAAATGGCTGAAGAAAAAACAAGTTTCCGTTTACCACCACCTTCTCTTTGGGAATCAATTGCGAAACTTTCAATTGTTGAAGATAAACCTATTATGTTAGATTACTGGAAAGATTCACTTGAAAAAAAAGTTGTTATTGGTGTAAAAGAAAATTCAGAAGAAAAATTATTAGTAAAAAATTCAGAAGAATATACTAGTCCAATTGTTAACTTATTAAAATCTGGTGATGTATTAATTATTTGCACAGAAAATTCTATTTATTTAGTTTCTGCTGATATTAAGAAAAAGTATATTAAAAATTAGATTTATAAAAAATATAGAAAATATTATATAATTTTTATATTTTTCTATGATAAATATTTGAATATTTCTTCTAATTTATCAGCACTATTTTTATCAATAAAATCCGGATAAAAAATATCAAAAATGATTATTAAGTTTCCTTTCATATTATCACGTTCCATGCCAAAATTTTTTATAATTTTAGTTGTCATTGGATGAATTATATTACCTTTCTCATTATTTATAACAATAATTTCGTTATTTAAAAATTCTATATTGAATTTGAAACCACACAATGCTTGTTTTAATGATATATTTTTATGATAATATAGATCTAAACCGCTTCTTGAAAATCCAAATGTTTCATTTATATTAATTACTATTTTAACATCACCCATTGCATTATTTATAATATTTCCTTTTTTTTCTAATAATATAATTTCATTATTATCTATACCTTTTGGTAAAGTTATATATACAGTTTCACATTCGCTATAATTAGTATTATTTACTATTTTAGATCTTTCAATATTTATAGGAATCATATAACCACTATATGATTCTTTCAGAGTAATGTTTTTATAAAATACAATATCTTCTGGTATTTCTTGATTATTTTTTTCATTTATTTCATTATATATTTTTTCTCTAGTATTAATACTTTTTACTGTATTTACATTATCTATAATCGGTTTTTTTAAACTACTTATGTTATCATGATTATTTAAAAAATAATTATATGCTTCATTCAAAAATTTTGTATTTTTGTTATTATTTTTGTAATACTCAAGTGTTAGTTTTCTATAATTTTTTTTTATTTCATCAAATGAGGTATTTTCATTAATATTTAATATTTTATAATAATTCATTATATTAAATAATATAGATTAACTTAAATAGTATTTAAACTAATATTATAATGAATGAACCCTTCATTTTCAAATATAAACCAAAAACACTAAATGATTTTTTATCAAACAATAATTTAAAAAAATTAATTAATAGTTACATAAATATTGATGAAGTAAATATTATATTGTTGGGTGAATCTGGTTCTGGAAAAACTACATTAATAGAATGTATCTTGAAAGAATATTATAATGATAATATTCTAGATACTGATATATTGGTTATAAATTCTTTGAAAGAACAAGGTATAACTTTTTATAGAAATGAAGTGAAAAACTTTTGTCAAACAATAAGTTTGTCTAATAAAAAAAAAACAATAATAATAGATGATATTGATAGTATAAATGAACAATGTCAACAGGTATTTAGAAATTACATAGATAAATATAGTAATAATATTAATATTATTATGTCATGTTCTAATATTCACAAAATAATTGATAGTCTAAAAGCAAGAGTTAGTATTTTAAAAATAGAATCTATTAATAAAAATATTATAGATAAAATAGTTAGGATAATACTAGCAAAAGAAAATATAAAAATAGACGATTATATTAAAGAAAAATTATATCAAATAACTAATTATTCTATTAGAAATATTATAAATTCTTTAGAAAAAATTAAATTATATAATAATTCAGTAAATGAGAATAATTTGTATATATTATATTCAAATATATCACATTTTTCACTAGAAAATTATAGTAAATTATGTTTACAAAATAATTTTAATGATTCGTTAAAAATACTTTATAACTTTTATAATAGCGGATATACCCTAATGGATATTTATGATGAGTATTTTATTTATATTAAATATAGTAATATTTTAGATAATAAACAAAAAATTATAATTAATAAAATATTATGTAAATATATTACTATTTTTTACAATAACCATGAAGATCCTATCGAACTAGCTTTCTTTAATAAAGAAATTATTCAAAATATATAATAAATTAATATATTATTTGGATTTATTATAAATTAATATATTATTTCTATATATTAATAGATATATATGTCTTCGCAAATATTTAAAAAAATATATCCAAAAGAATCTTTAATAGAATTTATAGAGAAATTCTGTTATAAGTATAATAATTTTTATATAATTAATAAGGCATATTACAAACGAGCTGTTTTTTTAGATATTATTAAAGATTTTATTCATCTTTTAAAAGATTATTATCATATATCCAAACGTAAATATCTTGAAAATGTTGATAGTTATTCAAAATTTATGACAATAATTAGACAGTTGTGTAAAATAAATGAAATTAATTTTATATCAAAAATAATTTATTCCAAATCGACATATGATATAATATATTATATATATCCGTGATTAGATATTAATATATATTTACCTATGTTTGTTTCACTTTCGAGAACTTGTTTTTCATTAAGTTTGGCAAACCATTGAAATTTAATTCTATTGACTATATCATACCAAGGAATATATAATCCATATGAGTCTTCATGAATATCTATATATGTATTATTTATTAATTCATCAATTATAACCATGTTTCCTTTTGTGTCTTTTGTTCCAATATATAAACCATCTATTTTCATTACACTATTATTTTCTAACCATATATTTGCTGTTCCAAGAAAATCTTGTTCTGCTACAAAATCATTTGAATTTAATATAGATAAATAATTTATATATTTTTTCATGTTTTCAGATTCTTTCTTACATCCAATAAAGTTAGATTGCATAATAAATTTACTTTCATTAGCAGACGACGTTTTATTTACAAACTCTAATGAAAACATATCAGTTTTGCATAATGAACTGTAATATAATTTATACAATGATTTAAAACAAATAAATGATGAGGGAACTAATAATCCACCATAATAATAAAGGGCATTCATTAGTGCTAAATTTCTTAAATGATATTTAATTGGTATAGCAACTTTACTTAAATCAATATTCCAATTAGGAATAATATTTTTTAAAGAATCATCATCAACTATAATAATATTAAAATCTTTTTTACATTTATTAATTATACTATTAATTGTAAGATTTTGAAAAGGCATATTTAAATCATTTGTATTTCTTGATCCAAAGTTTAACCATCTTCTTTCATTTTTACTTGGAATTACATTATTGCTATTTTCAACATATATCCATAGTAATGGTTTTGAATTTTCTAAATTATCATTATTTATTAAATAGTTGTTAACATATTCAATATGTTTTTTCATTTCACTGTTATTTTCATTATTTAATAATTTATGATAGTAAATATTTATGAATAAAAAAATTATAATAAATAATAGATAGTAATAATTATTCATATATATTATTTATTTATATTTTCTTTTAGATTTTTTATATTTTCTTTTAGATTTTTTATATTTTCTTTTTGTTTTATATTCTCTCTTAAAATTACAAAATTTTTTGCCTTTTCCTTTATTTTTTTTCTTACTTTTTTTTCTACCTAATCCTATTTGAGAGAGTTTTCTTTTACTTCCAGTTAATCTCTCGGTATATATTTCTTTTGGTTCTATGTATGGGATTTCATCAACTGGTCTACATCCAATTATAGATACTTCAAAATGATCAGTATAATAATTGGCAATTGTATAACTATTAATAAAATATAATAATTCTTCTAAAGTATAAATTCTTCTTAAATCAAATCTAAATATAGGTTCGTCTAAATTATTACATGCATAGATACCAAAAAGTTGCCGCTCAATTTCATTAGTAGCAGAATATTCTGTATTATCTATTTCTTCTCCATATTTCAATATTTCCTTTACTATAATATTTTTTTTACACATCTTATTCATTTGTTGAATTAGATATTGTTTATGATGAATATATCCAAGCATTACATTTCCTCTAGTGCAAAAATAATTTATATTACATTTATAATTATTTTGAAATGTAGCATATGATCTTACTTGTCCATGACCAACTATTATATAATGTGGTAAAATTTTTGGCGTTTTATAAGTTTGCGTATATAAATTTAATTTTTTTTCAATCAGTTCTTCACTATCTTCATAATCGGGTAAATCATCTTCTGACATATATATTAAATAGTTATTTTATCTGTCGTAACTTTTTCCACCATTCATTATTTACTTTATTATTCTTCTCATTTTCTAAAGCTAGATTATAAGCCCTATTTATATTTATTTCTTCATCATTATTTTTAATATCGTGTAAATATTTATTAGCTTGTTTGAGAGAAAGGGGTGTCAAATTTTGGCTATTTCTATGTTTATTTAATTGTTCTAAATTATTGAATATATTTCTCTCATCAATATCTTCTTCGGTAACTGGTATTACACTTTCAAGATGTGCTTTTTTCAAATCTTCATAACGAAAATTACCAAAAATATCAGAAGAATATTCTTCAACTTGATTCAAACCTAATATATTATTATCTTGTAATTCTTGAATGCTTTTAATTTCTTCTCTTTTGGCTATACTTCTTAACTTCTTCTTTTTTTCATAAATATCTCTTTCCATATTATTTTTTGTTGTAATTCTATAATCCATATTTTCTTCTGATTTTAACCATTCTTCATAACCATTATTATCTGTAATATTTATTTTTTCAAATTCTTTATTAAACCATTCATTAAAATTCTCTTTTTTTAAGACTTTCTCTATTAATAATTTATTATTTTCATCCTCTTCAACATAATACTCTGTATTTTTACTTTCTATTCTATTTTTAAAATTATATAATTGAAAAAGTATTTTATATGCTGAGGAAAAAAATAGAAAATATTTTTTATCCAATTTTGATTTATCAGGGTGTGTTTTTAATACTATCTTCTTAGCATTTTTCAAATCTTCTTCTGTAAAATTAGTATTTAATTTAAATAAATTTAATAAATCATTTAAATTATAATTTTGTATATTTAAATCTAGATTTTCATACATTTATATATTGTTTTACAAAAATAATTTTTATATTATTTAATATATTTTCTTATTCTATTGAAAAAATTATTAATTTCATTATTGTCTGAACCAGAAACTGAATCATCTGGTATAAACCATTTTTCATGAACATTTTTACCATAATATACCATTAATTTTGGAATTCCATTTATTTGTTTTTTAACTTTATAATGACCATATATTTCAAAATTATCATCTATATCCAAATCTACACATATTAGATTATCTGAGAAAGTCGAAAAATTTTGTTCACATACATTTTTTATTTTTTGACATGGACCACACCATGTTGCACCAAATTTTATAAGAATAGCTTGTTCTTCATTTAAATTTTTTAATAAATTTTCAAGTGTTTCTTTTGATAATTCAGTAAATAATGTTTTTTTACTCATATTATATATTTAAATATAATGTGAATTTTATATATATTTTTTATCTTAATTTATAAAATATTAATAGTATTAAATTTATGGATATTCTGGATCTTTTGGGGCTATTAATCCTGAAATAATAGTTTCATCTTCTTCATTAGAAGTATCTTCATCAATAGAAGTATCTCCATCATTAGAAGTATCTACTATATTATTTATAACATTGAACATTAATATACTTGTTAATATAGCTCTAAAAATTACAGAAGAACCGAAAGTATAGTTTTTAAATCCTCCGTTATTTTCTAATAAATTATGTAAATCCTTTCCAACTTTCATCATTTGATCTACTGTATCTTCAAAACATAATGACCAATCTAAATAACCTAAATTTTTACCTGATTTTGCTTGACCTATAGCCTGACCTATTTTAGTTGTTATCCCCGGTGTTACATTATGACATCCTAAACAATGACGCATGATAAATACTGATTTTAAATCTCTATATTCTGATTTATCTAAGTATAACTCATTATCTATTTTATAATTTTTTGAATATCTTCTTACTACTAGAAAATGTATTTTACCTGTATAATCAAAGCATAACTGTAATATGTCTAAGTTATCAAATACACCATATTCTCGTTCTTCTTGCAATCCTAATTTTTTCATTATTCCACCACCAAAAATACCTGTTTCTAATTTCATTATAATATTTTCGATACTAGGATCTTCTTCATAATTATTATACATATCATTCTCATTTACTAAATTTTTTTCTATAATATAGTCATATAATTTTGTCATAAATCCTGAATGACTTACAATGAAAGAGTTTTTATTAATTACAGGTAATGCTTTTATAAACATTTTTGGATCATTTTCAGGAGAGGTAGCTCCTTTTGAAGCAGAAAGTGTTTCTACGGAAGTATAATTTCCTTCTATAATAGCTGGTGATATTGATGAAAAAGTACAATTAAAAACTTTATGTAATGAATATAATGCCTCCGAACTAGTAAAAGAAGCATTCACTTTATCTAAACTGACTGGTCCCTTGAGCTCTTCATTGCAATATGGAAATATTGTGTAACTATTATCAAAAATTTTTAAATCATTATTCTTTACAAAATTAGTTTCTAATCTTTTAATTAATTCATCATAATTAGAAATATCATCACAACTAGTTTTTTTCAAAGAATTATATTTACTTTTATTTTGTTTCCAGCGAGTATTTTTTTTTGTATATTTGCTTTCTTCAATTTTATTAAAACCACCTTTTTTATTTTTTCTATCTTTTTTTGTATTATTTTTACAGTTTCTTTTAGCATATTTTTTATTTTTTGTCATTTTGTTTTTTTTATACTTTTTATATATCTTCCTTTTTGTAAATTTATTTTTCATCTATAATAAATTTAGATATTATTTTTTCTAAATCATCTATAATTATATCAGGCATATCAATATGACATTCCCAATAATATTTACAAAAGCTCCATTTCATTTTATAATCTAAACGATACCATTCTTGATAGTTTGTTATCAAATAATTGAATAAATTATCTGGTAATAATTTAAGACTATTTCTTGGTAATACATATGATAATTGTGTTAATTCATTAATATTATTCTTGTTTTTATTTTCTATAAATTCTGTTTCAAAATAAGGTATATATTTATTTAGGTCTTCTAATAACGGAGGATATTCGTAATTATATTTCCATCTCCAATCATAGCATTCATTGGTATAATATTTAAAAGTCCATTCTAAACCTTCCAAATAGTTAATACATATTTGCCTTCTTCTTTCATCATTAATTTCAATATCAAATAATTCTTTATAATATCTACTTTGCCAACCATCACTTCCAATATTAATATATTTTTCAACCTTTCTATCCAACATAGGCAATAGTAATTGTTTATCTTCTTCTTTTACTCTTTGCTTAATCTTTTTCTCCATTTTGTTTCTTATTTTCATTTCTTCAATTCCATATTTTTCTTCATTGATTGCGAGTTCATTTATTAATTTTTTGAATATTTTCCAATTTATTTTATTATTTTTGATTATATATTCTTTATTAATACTTATAATATTTTTATAAGTTTCAATTAAATATGTTAGACCATTTGTTCTTAAATTTAACACTGGAAAATGTGGTAAAAAGTCATTACCGAGCATAAAACATATGAATATATAATCTAAAATATATTCGTCATCTGTATTAATCTCATATAACATGTTTTGTTTAATATTTTCACATAATTCATAAATATCTAGTAAATATTTTTTTTCTGGAAATAGTCCATTATTTAATGAATTAATAAAATGTGGTGTTTCTCTAAATAAATATATATTATTACTTATGTATAAATGTGAAAGAGATAACATTATTAAATCTGCATCTAAACCATAAATAATTGTATTAGTTTCATTATGATATGATTTGTTATTTCTTATATAATCAAATATTTTATGTTCTCCTTCACCTATTATATTTGATCCACTGACCATAATTTCAATATTTTTATAACTTTTATGATTATTAAAATGATTGTTAATAAATTTATTTAAATCTTGCATAAATCTAGTTCCCGGTGTAATATTGCATGTATCCCATTTATCAATATTATTATTATTATTATTTTGAATCCAGTTTTTATATCGTCTATTACGTTGTTGATTTAATTTAGCAACTGGAGCAATACCATCAAACGCAATTATAATTTTGTTTTTTGGCTGCACAATCTTTATATAATCTTCTATCTTTTCTGAAACATATTTATATAGTTTATAATTATAATTAGTATCATTATTATAAACTGTATTATTAATGCCATCATAAATAATAGAATTACTGTCAATGTATAAATTATGAATATTAATGACATTATTAGAATATTGTTTTATTATACTTGAGTGTCTTTTAATAAGTTGAACAAAATAATTAGGTATCCCCATTTTATAATTATAAATAGTATATAATACTATTTAAATATTTTATAAAATTAATAAAATTAATAAAATTAATAAAATTATTAAATTTCTATAATAT